ATTCGGCATCAGTCATAAGTTCTCCCTGCGCACCCCAAACATAACCGAACTCTCCTTCAGGGTACACAGCCGTCATAGCTTTCGCAAATGCGTGCAGTCCATTCAGTTTTTGCTGAAGTATATCAGGCATATTATAACCCCGCTGTGTTTGTACTATCGTTAATCCCCATTACTATTGGCACACCACCGTATATGAGTATGTCCAGTATGAGTTCTAGGAACTCAATAGGAATTTCCCAACCGAACTGGTTACGTAAGTAGTTGAGTATGAGCATTATCATACCTATAACTATTACAGGACTCTTAAACCTCTTTAAAACATCACTCCATGATGTTGTGTTTCCTAATAGTTTGTTCATGTTATCTCCTTAGTTTTTATATGCTAGGATAGAGCCACTTGTTAAATCTATACCTACAAATCTGCCTACAATTTCAAAATTCACTGGGTATGCAACACCTGTCATAGTGCCTATTACTGTGAACCCATCCTCTGCTGTTAGCACTGCGAATGTTGTAGCTGTTATAACTTTTATCTTAGTGATAACATCGGTCTCTTCATATCCTGAATCTCTACCTGCTCCTGCTGTGGTGTTAGTAGATGCACCAAACGTAGAGCCTGTTGTATCCGTATCAACGAACCCAAATGCTAAAGTTGCATCATTAGCTACACCTAGTTTTGGAGTTAATGTAACAGTTGTAGATGCCCCACCAATAACGAAGTATGAAGTAATAGTATTATTAGCATTAAGTGCTGCCTTCAATTTAACCACAACTTCTGCTATGGTATCTCCTTCTGCCAATGCTACTACTGTATCTTCAGGTGAACCTAACATCCCTGACGAAGTTATTGTCATAGTAATGTCGCCTGATACATCAGCAACTCCTGCTGTGGTATTAGTAGATGCCCCACATGTAACACCAGTAGTGTCTGTGTCAACAAAACCAAAGGCTAGTGTTGCATCATTAGCAGCAAATGCTAGTGGTGTAAGTGTAACAAATTCTCCTGTTCCACCAACTGTGAAGAAAGCGGCTACATCTGCATCATCACCAAGATGTGTCCTAAGTAGTGTTGCTACTTCGTCTACACTATCCCCATCTCCAATAGGAACGACAACAGCTTTAGGAGAGCTTCCCATGCCTGACGAAGTTATAGTCATTGTTATATCGCCTGCTGCGGTTACTGCTCCTTCTGTAACTTCTATGGTTTCCACTTGCTTAACTGCGGCTACCAATCCTGCCGTACATGTAATAGTTTCAACCTGCTTAACACTCCTTAGTAAATGTAAAGCATTATCTGCTATTATCTGCACTCCGCTCCTGCCTGCCTGCCCAAGAAATACTCTTGCGGCTTCATCTATTTTACCCATTATTCTTTCCTCCTACTTAATTTTACTTAATAGATGTGTGTCTATTTCATCTGCCATATCCTTGACCTCTTGCTTGCTGCCATTAGCCATTGGTATCAGCACTCTTAAAATTATAGAGTTACTCTTTACACTAAGTCTAGCCGTTTCGCACAGCCTGTCAAGTCTTTCACTAATGCCTGCATGCTCGCTGTCGTTTTGGTCTTTGTCAATCTTGTGCCTGTCATCAACAAACTTCTTCCTGTCATTGTACTTCTTCTCTGCCGCGCCCATTGTTTTGGTTACCTTGTTCAACTCTGATTGCTGTCCTGCCAAGATGCTGTCCTCCTCAGTATTTAATTCTCTCGTTACTTCTGCCACAATTCTCTTCTTTAGCTTAACAGCTATAGTTGTAACAAACCCAGTAATTAAAATAGCACACCCTATTATAGGTACCCAATATTGTACTACTATGTCCCAAAATGTAAGCTGTGTCATGCTATTCTCCTATTACGTAGTTACCCTCGCCGAGGTATTTGTCAAGCTGTCTTATAACATACTCAGCATTACTGCGCACTATCTGCTCTGTCAATGGCTGCCCGTATGCAATTACGTCGTTAATAAATCTAACAAACAAATTACTTGCACTTATTTGTACAACATTCTCAGCAGTTACAATAGCCTGTGTGTTAATATCTTCAGATGTCATAGGAATTAACGTGTTAAACCTGCCTGAGCGTGGTTCATACACATCATACGTTTTCTTATCTCGCGGGCTATAAAACTTCCCAACTAAAGTAGCAGGCTCAACAACCATATCTGAAACGGGAACATGATTTACAGACCATTCTGTTGGAGCACCTAGTCCTGCTTCGGTAACTACGTTACCATTTAATAATAAATATCCGTACATAATAATCTCCTTATACTAATCCATATACATAAAATGGGTAATCTCTTGTGCTAGCTCCTGTCCAAGAACCATTTTCGTAGTATACATAGTTTCCGCTGTGCGTTGGTGATAAACCGTCTCTAGCAAGGTTGCAAACACTAGACCCATTTCGTGTTATAACGATTGCGTATTTTTGACCACTAACCATACTGTACTGCTCTGCCCCTGTAAATAAGAAATCAACTAGATTATAACCGCTACTAGGTATATCATAATTATCAATAGGGTCTGACACAGCTAATGGTGAGCCAACTGGGTATGCCCATACCCCATAATTCCCAGTAATTGCATATAACTCAGCAATCCAAGCATCAGTTTCGTCACCGCCAACTCTTTCTAAGTAGAATTTAGCTTTGCTAATGTCAGCATCAATTCCACAGGAGAATGTTTGACCATAAGAGGGGATATTAACTTGGCTGTACCCATTCTTCTTGGACTCACTATAGGAGTCAATTAGTGTTTCTTCTCCACCTGCACCTAAATTAACTTGTTGCTGTAAAATGCCTGTAGGTATCTTCATTAGCTATCACACCCCACTAACCACCATTCTTCTGTTCCTATTTTCTTTATAGAAGCTACATTGTACTGCACTGATATTGTATCAAAAGCACCACCTGAGCGAATTGTAACTCCACTTCCAGGGGCTATAGTTACCTCTCCTGCTCCGTACATACCTATTTCAACAAGCGTTCCTATAGGAAATGCAACACCTGAGGTAGGAGGAACTGTGAGAGTGATTGCTCCCGCATTAGACATCTTGAGCCATTTGGCACTATCTGTAAGAACTAAAGTATACGTAGTACCTGTCTGCGAGTTTATGTTAGTGCCTTTGTATGCAAACTTAGTACCCTCGATTATATCGAACTCAACATCATCAGTTGTATCAAGTCCTAGACTTGATTTAGTTGATGCAGTTTGTATAGCACTATCAGCTTTGTCTAAACTTGCGTTTACTGATGTATCTAACTTCGTTTCGTCTATTGAGCCTGACTTCAATGAAGCACTAATATCCTGTCCTGTTAGTGTTAGGTCTATCTCTGCTGTGTCTGTAACTGTAACAGCGGCATGTATCTTAGCTATCTCTGTATCAGCTACAAGGGAACTCCCCGCAACTTTCACAACTAGTTCACTTAAGTCTTGGTCGTCACTTCCTGAAGCATGTATCTTTGATATCTCCGTGTCAAACACTAGAGATTTAGTAGCTACTTTTACAACCAATCCACTTAAGTCTTGGTCGTCACTTCCTGAAGCATGTATCTTTGATATCTCCGTGTCAAACACTAGAGATTTAGTAGCTACTTTTACAACCAATCCACTTAAATCTTGGTCGTCACTTCCTGAAGCATGTATCTTTGATATCTCCGTGTCCTCAACAAGAGAACTCCCTGTAACCTTTACAACCAACCCACTAAGGTCTTGGTCGTCACTTCCTGAAGCATGTATCTTTGCAATCTCTGTGTCCTCAACAAGAGAACTCCCTGTAACCTTTACAACCAACCCACTAAGGTCTTGGTCTGCTGTAGCACCATCTTCTACGTTTAAGTCAGTTCTAACTTCCGCATAACTTCTGCCTTCAATGTCTGTGGCGTTAACGAATTTAGCAAAGTCATTTATTACTGGAGTTCCTGACGTGCTTACGTTACCTGAACCTGCAGGAGTTGTGTATGCGCCCTGTCCGTTTAAGAACGCAGCTGCAGACCCATTACCCTTTGGAGCAAAGCCATGTTTAGAAGTCGATACATCGCCAGTTGTTATGTCTGTGAATGGTAAAGTAGCATCGGAAATTTCATCTAGTGTATCTAATGCTCTTTGAACATTAATGTCAAGTACACTTAGAATGCCATTAAAGTTAGTTGTATCGGTTATAATATCCTCTGCGTAATTCGAACCAGCACTACCTGTTCCTGCTCCAGTTCCGTTTACATCTCTTAAATCTAAGTATAAACTACCATCAGACAGTTCTTGTAATTGACCATCTCTCTTAACTATTAAAGCACCAATGAATATAAATTCAGGACTTGGTAATCCTTCTGTTACTAATCTTGTTATTTCACTCTCGATTGCGTTCCTTGCATTATTTATTGTTGAGTATGCACTCTGACTTAATATCTTTTTAAGATTAACACCACCTAAATCAGGTGTGTCGATAAAGAAAGTTATAAAGAAGTCAGTTGTAGAACCGCCCTCTGTTAGTTGCCATGTAGAGCCTGTGTCCTCGTTCCATACATCATAAGTTCCACCTGCATTATGACCGATTGTATTAGTTGCAGTAGTATTTGTCCATTCGCCTGTAGCACCTAGTCTATATATAAATGGAGCAGTTGATTGTGCAGCGATTAAATGTTGTATATCTTCATCCCTGAAAGAGCCACTCGTTACTTGCGTAAACGTATCTCCACCATTAGATAATCCCTCTATTGCTAATCCATAACCATATAATGCTCCAAATGTATTGTGCGCCCAACCATGAACTGCACTAGGATATTGGTATGCGTGGAGTTCTGCTCCAAAAATGATTGATTTAGTTTGAGTAGCATTCCAGTAAATAAGCGCACATAATGAATTGTTATAGAAAAAGAATTTATTTATATTAGATTCTAATGTATATTGCAAAACACCATTTTGGTCGAAGTATGTATAATAAGTGCCTGTAACATCAGGGATAACAACTGATTCTGTTCCTGTCTTTGTAAATAGTTTGCTATTTACCCAAAAAGAATAATCTGATTGCCCCCCCTTTACTGTAGTACTAAATGTTAGTGTGCCATCTACAAACGAAAGGTCAGGTTGGGTATTTGTGTTATACTTATCCCAACCTGCTTTATGTCTAGTTTCACCTATTTCGGCAAGTATGACTTCTACATCAGTTCCTATGTAATGTCCGTCTGTGTCTGTTACAGCTACATCAGCTGCAACTTGGTCGCTAGTTGCGCCGTCTTCTACGTTTAACATTGTCCTAGCGTCTGTCATAGATATGTCTTCAGGCACACCTGTACTAGCAGTTTTCCTGCCTTTGAATGTAGTCTGTGTCATGTTCGCTAATTTTGCATTATTTATAGCTTCATCAGCGATATGTTTTGTACTTATTTTGCTCATTTTAATTGCTCTCCTTTAAGCCAGTTTTCAGGTTTTGTCATTGGCTTCATATTTTCTTATACGAGCGCTGTATAGGTATAAGTTACTACTAGCTTGTCTGTTGATTCAAGTAAACTTTCTAGTCCTAGTCCGTCCCAGTTCAAACGCTTTATGTCTGAGCCGTCCGTTATTATTGTGAAGTCTACGGTGTATTCTTGTGGTATCCCACCAACAGGTACAACTTGAACCGAGGTAGCTGATACAGGAACTTGTGTCATATCGTCAGAATACTTATTAGAAATATCAGTTGCGTCTAATGTAAGTATTTCAACAATACGTGTTTCGGAACCACCTGCTAAAGCTATAATCTCTGCTACCGTTACAGTCTTTAATACATCACTACCGTCAGTATCTTGTATCAATACCTTGTCGTTAGTTGCTACTGTTGCCGCACTAAGTGTTGCTCCGTCTAGAGCGTCTGTTACATTTGCCTCGTCCGTTACATCTGCACCGTCTTCAACGTTCAATACTCCAAGTGCTTGTGTTTTTGTTAGTGCTTCAGGTACTCCTGTAGCTGCTGTAGTTCTACCAATAAAAGTATCTGTAGCTAGATTAGCCATCTTAGCTAAAGTAACTGCTGCTGCTGCTATTGTCTGTGCTCCGTCTGCAACTGAGGTTACATCGCCACTATGGTTAGGATGAACATAAGCGTTTGCTCCGTCTTCTACGTTTAATAGCGTTAAAGCATCTGCCTTACTCAATACTTCCTGCACACCTGTTGAGGCTGTTTTTCTTCCCATAATTGATGCCGTTGCTATATTAGCTTGTTTTGCTAATGTAACCGCTGCATCTTCAATATACTTACCTTTTAACTGTGCCATGTCTTTTTCCTACTTTCCTTTTATTTCTTTAATATATGTAATCGGCTGATATAATATCATTCTCCGATAATAAAGACTCTAATCCTAATCCATTCCAATTTAATCTAAGCACATCTGCCCCGTCTGTTATAACTGTAAAGTCTGTTGTGTATAATTGTTTTACCCCACCAACAGGGAACAACCCAACTGCTGTGTTATCTAGCGGTATATTTGCTAAGTCTATGTACTTGTTTGAAATATTTGCCGCATTAAGTGTTAAATTTTCTGTTATTTTTGTTTGGTCGCCTGTGTTAGTGCCTGATAGGTTACCAAGATTAGTAATGTCTGTTGCGGTTACGAATTTGTTTGTGGTTGCTGTATCAACTAAGTCATCGGGGTCAAGAACTACAACGCCTGTTTTTTCATTTACAGAATCAACTGCACCTGCCCCACCTGCATGACTATGTAACGCTGTTTCCCCACCACCTGTAAGTGCTGTTGCGTTTACGTCTGATATGTTATTTACATCGGCACTTGCTTCAATACCTGCTAGTTTTGCGCTGTCTGCACTAGGATATGTGACTTTAGATGTGTTAAGACCTATTGCAGTGTCTTGTACTCCGCCTGCTGTTTCAAGGTCGTCTATATCTGATGCGTTCGCTACGATTGAATCAACATTATCTTTTACCTGTATGTCAAGAGCATCTATACTTTCTGTGGCTGTTTCGCCGTCAGTAACATAGTTGTCTTCTGTATATAATTGGTCGCCAACTTTAGTATCGCCTGCCACAGTGTCATCTATAATCGAATTAACCGTGTCAACTAACTGGTTAAATTCAGCATCAACCTCGTCTGCTTTAGCAGGTGTTCGAGGTATAAAGTCATATTTACGTGTAATCTTATCAGTCATGTTATGCCCTCCTTGCAGGTTTTTTTATCTTATACTCAGCGGCTATTCCGTAAATCATAACTGCTGTGTCAATAACATCCGTCTGTACTCTGAATGATAGTCTATTTCCTCTTGCATTTATATACGCGTATCTAGAACCAAAATCTTCTACGCCTTGTGCTCCTGACCAATTAGAACTGTCCCAATCATCATCATTCCATACAAGGGTAATATCGCCTGACATCTCTTCGCCATATATTGTATCAAGGAACTCTTCACCGTCAACAATAGCTGATACTGACATTGTGCTTACTCCTGTTGACATTTGCTTGAAGAATATGTACATTCTCTTCCACTTCTTAAGCCTTACTTTGTCATCATATGCTTCCTGCCTGTGTATAACGTCCATGTGTATCGCAACTCCCATGTCGTTATAGTTGTCGTTGTGTAGATGTATTCTTCCATATGTGCTTGATGCTGAATATAACTCCCCATCAAGGCTTGCTAAGAATGAATTTATATACCAACCTTCATATACTGACCACGGTGCGTCCATTGCGTACTGGTCTCCTGGAACAGCTGTCCATGTCTTAGCGTATGGATAAAATACGAATACAATATCATTGAATGTGCTATCCGAATCTTTTTTGCATGATACCATGTATCTGTCTTTATAGAATACTGCGCATGATGTGTCAAGGTGTGGGTATATTACGTTATGCTGTGTGTCAAACATTCTAGCTTGTATGTTATCAGATAATACTCTTGTTGCTATCGTATCACTAGAGGTTGATAAGAGTGCGTACACTCCGTTCTCTCCCATGTATACGAGCATATCATCTATAATAACCATAGTCTCTTCAGATATACATCCCTCATGCACTGGTAATTGCTTGAAGTATACATCTGAGGAAGGATCATACCCTGTCCATGCAAATGCTGTACGTCTCTTCATTACCACAAGGTTACCCTGAAACTCTTTTAATCCAGTTATTATATCACCGTCATCTGTTATACTATTTATTGTGCCCGTGCCTGTAACAGTGCCCGACGGGTCCCACTCTGTAGGGTCTAACGGTGGACAATAATACAAGAAATTAGGGTTCTCGTGGTCTCCTGCTGCAAACATTCTATCTCCACGTTGTTCTAGGTATTTACATCTCTTAAGCGCCGTGTATGTAACACCTGATGTTGTGCTTGTTACATCTGCAACTGTGCCTGCTGACCCATCATATACTTTAAATATTCCTGAACCTAATAGGTATAGCTTATTATAATAAACTTCCCATGCAAGATATTCCCCAAAGCCTGAAACTAATATATCTGTTGCATCATCAGCATTAACCAAGTCACCGTTATACAGCGCATATTTTTCAAGTTGACGGACATCACTTGTGTCTATATATTCATACTCAATAAGTGTACGTAAATCAGCTCCACCGCCTGACATTTGGTACAGTCTCGATGGTGTATTTATAAGAGATGCTATGGCATACTTACCGCTAATTGCGATATCATCGAACCCCGTCGAAATAGAAGCCCCTGTTGTATCTATTACCCACGATACACCGTAGTCGTTTGACCTGTATATAGTGTCTATTACTGTGTTTGTAACTGCTGCGCACGCCTGCCCGTCTATTCTTACAGTATAAGCTGTGTCAGTGCTTCCATCAGGCTGTATCTTAGCCCATGTTGCCCCGTAGTCTGCTGACCTATACACACCCCCAGTTTCAGTAACAAATGCTACTGCTTCACTAATAGCGCACGTTGTCCAATCGTGTACTGCTGTGTCTATAGGCTGTGTTTCAGCCCATGTAGCACCATAATCGCTTGATATATAAACTCTACCAGTTGTACTTTTATCACATATAATAGCATATTTATCATCGATACCAACCTCTTCGTATGTTATATCAGAAGTACCGTTCGGCTGTACCTTAGTAAACGTAACACCGTAATCATTAGATATGTATACTGCGTCTACAGGTGTAGCTGTTGTGAGTATCACGTACGCACCACTCGCTGATATAGCTTGAGTGCCAAAAGATGCTGCGGATATTAGTAACTCAGTCCATGTTACTCCGTAATCATCAGAAACCCATGTTTTACCGTTGCTGCTTTCACTAGCATACATGTGCCCGCCTGATATCGCAAAAGCAAACCATGCCACATCTACATTGCCCTCAGGCTGCCTTTCTGTCCATGTAACACCGTAGTCAACAGAGGTGTATAACCTACCATTCCCGTCAGCTATAAAAGTTCCGCATATAGCATACTGACCATCCAGTGCCGCCCCTGACCAATATCTATCCACATCTCCTACAGGTCTAACTTCCTGCCACACAACTCCAGTTAAATACGCCGTATGCTCTTCTATACCTGTGCGTGTCTTATAGCCCCCACTCTCAATAAGGTCTGCGTTTACACAATGTCTTAATTGAGTTGGGCGTAAATGTTCAGCGGCATTTTTAGTGTTCTCTCCGCCTGAAAAATTATCGAAGTATTTAATTGAGTATGGCATATATCTACCTCGTCACTAACCAAGAGTAGCCACCGTTGTATAAGCGTCTACGTTTGTCGTAATGTCTCTTTAGTAATGTCTTTACACGCTCGTACTCACCTGAGATAATCTTGTATCTCTCAGACTCGTCATCCTGTACCATGTACATCTTAGCAGCGTAAAGTGGATATAGTTCGTGAAGATGAAGTGGCAACGGTAAAATAGCCGTTCCATCTGTTGTTATCACAGCAAGTGAAGCATTGTATACTATGTCACATTCATCTAAATCTTCCCAACCGTAGAACTCAAATGTATTTCCATATAGGATTACAGTGTTTTGGTCAACGACAGGGTCCATAATGTTAAGGTAGTTCACATAATCAGTCGGTAATGTAAACACATCACTCGCTTTGGTTATGGTTGCTTTCTTAAGATTATATATTAGTTCAGCGTTTTCACTCTGACATGCGTTAAAGCTATGCAACATATCATTTTGTTGTATAGCTTCGTCAGATATTGTTAGTGCACGTGTATAAGCTTCAGTAAGGTTCATGGTTTACTCCTCAGTTTTCACAGTCTTTTTAGTAGGTGACTTAGCTGTCACTACTACAGGTGGGAATATTGCAGGGTTTGCCTTTACATACTTTATAAGTTCAGGTTTGTTGTCAGGTATCTCTATTTCATCCATGAAGTTCTTGACATATAATTTGCCACCGTAGATAAGATTTGACCTTAGGTTTGTACGTACTTTCATTTTTTTCTCCTATAAGAACATGGGGAGCCGAAACTCCCCACGCTTATTAAATATTCTAAGTAAGAATAAGTCTTCTATGGGATTCAGGAAGTTTAACTTCAAATCCCGCCTCTGTGATGTACTCGTCCTGAGTTCCATCAGCACTGTTATCCTGTATGTTCTGTTTCAACTTGGTATCTCTGTTCTTAAGGTTCCTGTACTTCAGATTACCGAAGTCGAGTCCGTATCCGTAGTTAGCATAGCCGCCTACGAGCAATGGATGTTCAATAAGGTTCAACATTCCATGTGGACTACGATACTTAGTGATATGTAGACCATATGTCTTATCATTATCAGACTGTATCACGTCTAGTTTAGCTTTCGCAAAACTGTTTATCCATGAAATCATGTAAGGTCCTGCAACTAGAGACTTTTCATCAGAACCATACTGGAACAATGTTCTAAGATAAGTTTCAAAACTTGCTTCTGCAGCAGCGTCATCTGCATCAATACTATCTGTGAACCCGCCTGCAATAGCAACGTAGTAATCAATACCCGCTGTAGTTGTGATAGGCTGTTCGCCAGTTGTAACTCTGCTTCTTTCACCGAATAGGGAAGCATACTCTATTGAACGAATATGCTCTTCACCTTTTTTGGCTCTGAGTCTCTGCAGTTCAGGTCCACCATACAATTCAGAGGCATTAAGAGTGCCAGTGGTTGAATAAGGTGTTCTGAAAATCTGAGTATAGTTATAGTTGTCAGTTGTTGCTCTGTACTTCTCTGAAGGAACAGTAGCACCCTGCATGTTCGCATTTGACATGATTAGGTAGCTGTCACCAACTTCCGTAACTGCTGCTGTTGTAGAACCATAACCTCTTACTACAGTGATGTTGTCAGTTGCTATTGAAACAACTTTCATAACTTCACCAGTACGTACAAGCTTCATCAGGTCGCCTGCTGCGAACAATACTCCTGTGCCAACTGTTACTGCTATTACAGTTGCGTCATCAGGTTCAATAGCTGTACCTAATGTCCATCTGTTCATGTATGCGTCTTCAAGCCATTCAAATTTTTCCTGTTTTGTGACTTGCTTTGTTCCGAGTCCTCTTTTAAGAATAACTGTTACTGGTGCAATTCTAGGTTTCAGTAAAGCTATCTTGTTGGACATTTCTACTATTCTGCGGTCTTGGTTTATATTATGCGTACCGCGTGCGCTTAATGTTAGTCCCATTTGGTATCTCCCTTATATGCGGAATGTCTTTATCAGCCGAACATAGAACCATTGTACTTGTTGGCTGTGCTGACTATTCCATCTGCGAGACCTTCTTCATAAGACTTACCCCCACCCTGGTCAGCTACTTGTGTACCCACACCTGGAGCACCTTGTTTAGCAAGAACCTGTGCATTTGCCCTAGCTTGGTTTCCCGCTGCTATGGTGCCTGCATTTGCTTCTAGGTATTCCACCTTTGCTAGATTGTAAACAATCTGCATTGCGTTTGGTAGGTTTGTCAACTCAGGATTAGCTTCTGCTACAGTCTTCATAGACGGATACACTGCATCGAACATCTCAGGTTCTTTAGAGTGTATCTGAGAAAGTTCGTTACTCCTTCTCTGTATCTGCATTTCGTTCTGCATCTGCATTAAAGCTTCAGTTTGTGGCTGTTGCTGTTGCTGCAGTGCAATGTTAATCCTGTTCTCAATGTACCTATCTACAGCTTGTGCCTGCTGTTGCTGTTGATACTGCTGTTGTGTAGGCTGTTGATTAGGCTGTTGGTACTGCTGTTGTGGTTGAGTCTGCTGTTGAGGCTCGATATTTTGTTGTAAACTGTCTTCTTGCGGTGTCGCCTTCTTTAACGAACTAAGTTCTTGTGCCTTCTTCGTGAACTCAGGAACTAGGTTTTTGTATGACTTATTCGTTTTCTGATAAGCTGCAAACATCTCTTCAGGAGAGCTGAATTGCTTATCCCAGGTTTCTTCCGCTTGTTGACCTGCTTCGCCTTGTCCCTGTTCGGGGGGAGCCTGCACGTCGGTTGGTGGTGCTTCTTGTCCTTGTTCAGGGGAAGCATCTTGAATAGTTGGTTCGGGGGTGTTGTCCTCTGATTGTCCGTCATCCTGTGGTTCAAAGAAGTCGTTTGCTATGTTCGCTTCTCCTGTAAACTCGTTAATCTGAGGGGTCTGTGGTACAACGTTTCCGCCTTCACCTACATTGGTTGGTGACATTACTATGTCCTCCTTAATTATATTCTTATGTTAACTCAATGTCAAACTCTTGAGCCATAATTTTCACCTCGCGCATCATCGCACGTGCTACTGCTAATGCAGCCACGTCAGATACGTCTATTCCTGTTATAAGACCTTCTTTGTGCTTGTTATACCTACGTTGTAGCTTAGCTTTTAAGTCCTCATATATCCAACTGTCTTTATATTGCTCTAACTTTGCTTTACGTTCGGGTGTGTTCATTGCTGTGCTCCTCCCATTTGTCCCATAGCCGCAGCGTTCTGTAAACCGTTAAGCGCTTCAGGATTAGTACCTGCTCCTTCAATGGCTTGCTGAGGTTCACGGAAAAATCTGTCGATACCCTGCATGTTGTACTCTTCAAGTACCGCTCTTACTATTGCAGCTGAGTCAACAGTAGGCATACTCTGTGTATACCCAAGCATCTGTAATAGATTTGTAATCTTCATTTCACTGTTCGCATACGGGTCAACTGACGAGCCTGCAGATAATATCTCATACTTGAAAATCATTTCCTCAGGTGCTACCTCTTGCTGCTGCATTTTATCCTGCCCACTATCATCATCACTCATAAAGAAAATAGCTTTCTCATTAACGAACTGTTGGTCTAATTCTATGATTTGTTGCGACATATCCTCAAAGCCATTTATCTCAGCTACAAGCACCATCATCTCAAATCTCTGACTTCCTGCCCTATCTAATATAGACATAGTTGTTGCTGTCTCCCTACGTGAGCCTGAGCTGCCTCTCTGCGGGTCGTAAACGCCTATAGCATCATCCATGTCTCTTTTAATATACTCTTCTTCTGTGTACGCTGAGCCGTCTACAGTCGTCATCTCTAATTCTTTAACATCATCCATTTCATCTACTTCGATAAAACCTGCGGGTCTTGATATTAAATCATCAGGATTTATGTCTGCGCCTCTGCGTATTTTGTACATCTTATTTATTGCTAATGAAACATTATCTATTCTCTGATTACGTGTTGTATTTAATTCCACTTGAAGATGCTCAAGAAGGTCAACCATACTCTGTCCGTACATTTCTCCTGCCATCTCGTCTAGTACCCACCTTGTAAATGGTTTCTTCTTGTGGTCAAACGGGTTCTCGCGTGACTGTATAACGATTTTGTCGTTTACAACCATTGTTACCCAGTCATCTGTCCAATGTTCCCAAATCTTAAGACCTTTCTTCTGTGTGCTTGAAAGGGATATGCCAGTTTCTTCCATAATGTTTTCAATGTCATTATCAGAAGACTCATGTGAATATGTTGCTTTAAGTATATCAATATTCATGTACGTACCCTTAGGTGCGTTCTCAACATCCATCAATAATGAACTTAAATCTTTAGGATATTCATGTATAACATATCTTGCGTCTTCAATAGTAGTGGCTTCAGGGTCAAAGAAGAAATTTAAAATAGGAATAATAACAGCCTTAGGGTTATCTTTAATAACTGTAGTTTGCTCAACTGTAGTGAACTTGCCCTTGATTAGTTTGCCAAGTCCTTTAGTAGCTACTTTCTTTTTCTTCTTCTTTACTTTGTACTCCCATGTTTGCTTAGTGAACGCTGTGCCGTAGACGGCTGTGTTCTTAAGGACACGTATACTGAATGGAATAATCTTAATATATTTATTAAATTGATATGTGATAAAGCGAGTGAACCGCTTTGATATGTCTTCACGAGTATCGGATGGGGCGTCAACCGCCACTGCAGTCATGTATGGCTTGCTCTTAAACATAGATAAAGCTATCTTTGGTATTAGAACTGCAATAAGTGAATAAATTTTAGGTATGAACAGTTGTGACCTTATTGCGTCTTGTGGTGTTCCGTCTCTATCTTCACTTACGTACTCATTGCCCGTAACCCCATCTATATGTCTTTTGTAAAGCTTGTACCATGTTCTAAACTTGTCGAAGAAGTTTGTTTGGAAGCTATCCGACATCTCTTTATCGTCACGTACACGTTTAAGAATGTACTCGCTACTCTTATTAGAGAAATCGCGTACACCTGTGCTCGTAATCGTATCATTAGTTTTCTTGTCTGCCATCTTAATACCCCGCTATTCTATTACTAGGTCTGTAGTTATACTGTTTACGTTTTGAGTTGCCTCGACGTGGTCGCATCATCTGAATTATGTAAGCAAGCGCATCAATGATGTCCCTGCGTTTGCTATAAGGGTACTCAATAAGTTCCCTGAATAACTCTGTATGTTTCCTCTTCATATATATTGTACCACTCTCAAAGAGCGGTTGCAAAGCCTGTATACGTTGGTCTTTCTTTTTGTTAGCCTTTTCATCAAATAAGCTGAAGAACTTACCTCTCCTACGCATCTCGTCCCTAAGTAGTGGTGCCATAACTGCCTGAAATGCTACTTTCTCTAGCCCTACTCTGCCTAGCAAGGGTCCGTACTGCTCTTTAATATTAAATAGGTGGTCCATAAACGTAGAATACAACATCCTATCTGCCTCGTAGTCCAGTACAAAGACATTCCTCTTAGCGGTTATACCCCACGGCAGCACGACAGAGTTACATGCTGTCTCTTTCATGGACACAGCAAGGTCGGTTAATACCTCAACCTTTATTATCTCCTCGGTAGTTTCCTTGCCTTCTTCGTTTACATACTCTACGAACAGCTTACCTTCATTTTCATCTTCACCCCAATAGTCTCGCTTGTAGAACCTGAATGTTTCGTCAGAGAATGTTGTGTTCTCTCCACTTAGCGGGTTCAACATATATTGGCAGTTGTAGATATACACACCCTGGTCAGAGAGCATGTTATCAAGAAATGCCTGTGTAAGCCTCGTAGGAAAGTATAATTTTCCTTCGTCATCTATCGCAGGACGCACAAGTGTAGCGAACTTTCCTTCTGCGAGCAATCTACCATACATTTCATCCATGTGGTATCTAGTTCCTATTACAATCAGCAGCCCACCTGGTTCAAGTAGTGATAATGACATCCTATAATGTCTGTACACCTTTTCGATTTGCTCAGGAGTACTAACATTACGCTCAGACACCATGTCGTCTCCTATTATGACTTCCATGTGCATACCTGTTTTAGCGTTATCCGCTCCTGAACAGAATATGTTAGGCTCTTTTACACCCCTACGTGTTCTCTTACTAAGGATTATCTGCTCTTCGGTCCATCCGCCTGCTGTCTTATACGCAGGAGCAAGTAAATACTCGCCATTCTCGTCCACACATATAAGCTTAAGCCATTCGTTGTTTTCTATTTGGTCTTTTATCGCCCATAGATAAGTCTTTGCGTTGTGATATGTTTCACTGTCAATCATTAACCTGAGGTTAGGATTGTGCCACAGTAACCATGTTGGGTACGCAGTTGTCGCAACTGTACTTTTGAAAGACCCACGCGGAAGCATTAGTAGCTTCTTATCTTTTTCTTCAAAGTCCTCAGGCACAGACGTAAATTCGTAATCGAAGTCTATACCAAGTATCTTCATCTTCTGAACTCCGTACATCAAGCACTCACACAGTTCTCTGTGTGGTTCTTCTTCCATGTCGGTGAACCCAAGGACATACTTAGAGAAATAATAGAGGTCATTCCATGCTTTCTCTCGCATCATTGGTAACTTAAGACGTAGTAGTTGCTCGCTGTCCATAAGTCTAGCTTGTGGTGTGTCAAGCATCTGTCTTCTCCTCCATGTCTGCAAGCAGGTTTTCCATGCCCGCCTTTAAGAGTTGTTTACGCTCTTTCTCAGACATATTGCTAATTGCGTCCGAAGGACTGTTATCTTTTGTAACTGCATGCTTATTAACAGGATTGAGACCAACCCTGTCAAGAACTGTAGTCGCCGCTTTTATGCGGTCAGACATTTTATTTCCAGGTGACATACCATCCGCTAGTGTAGATACCGCAGATAGAGCCAACCCTTTCATATATGTTAGTGCGCTGTTCTTTACCTCTTCGCCCATCGCACTTAATACCTGTTGAAACCGCTCAGACTGAATAATAAGACGCATTGTGCGCGCAGGTACGTGCGTCTCATTCGCGAGTCTATTTATGCCTTCTCCGTTAATGTGCATTATAGCAAGCTTAAACACAGGTACAGGTTTCATACTGTCTTCAACTCTGTCTAATCGCTTAGCACTGACAAGATCACTCACGTTAAGAACATCATCAAACTTAATACGTTTGACATCGTTCATAGCTATCGCCCCTGCATTTCCTGTTGTGCGTCTTGTAAGATTAGTATTGAAGTCTGTTTTATCACCCATTATGCCGTCTAATAAATGTTCGTTTGCCACGTGCCACACCTCCGTACCTTTATTATACCACAAAAAAAGTGGGGGTTAACCCCACTCCTTCTGTATCTTGCCTGTTATCAGTTTATAAATGTGGTGCATCGGCTTACTGTTGTTCTCAATAAGCCATTCCATTTGACCATCAGTTCCATAAAACTCAAGTGCCTTACCAACCGTATGCCCCTTGCATATCCGTTGGAATAGGGTAGCGGAGAACCCCAACGGCAGTGTCCTGTCTAGGAAGTCTCGCCCTAGAAAATACCTAGAACTACGTACCCTTCCTGGTTGGAATACAAGTTCCTGACCGTTCAACAGTGTATACCTAATAGGCTCAAACTGAGTCCTATCCTGTGAGCGGTAACTCGCCCTTGAATACTCTGCAGCATTTAATCCGTACTCGTGGCACATCAGAGCATAAGCATCAGTCCGCGACTTATTTGGTATGGTCAACCCACAGTTATCTCGTATCCATCGCTGAGTACTGCTGTGACTTCTCGTCATCATCTCCGCTATTTCGTGTGCCGTGTACCCCTCATGTAACAACCTAAGCATATTCGAGGCTGTGTATGTTTCTTCTAGGTCTCGTGTTGTTCTTCTTTTAGCCATTAGTATTCTCCTTCCGCAGACGATAGTATCGCGCTAAGGTCATTGTCCATTTTGCTTAAGTCTAGTAATACTGTCTTCAACTTAGAGCCATTAAACGTAGCCTGCCTACCCTTGTCTACGTAGTACGGTTCCTTCTCAATATACTTCATAAGTGTCCGCTCGTTTATTACTTCTTCCAATCCATGTTGTCTCCTATATGCCGCCCAAGCATGGTGTATATTACGGAACCTTATGTGTAGTTGGTCTCCCTTGTGCGAGAAGTCCACTCCATTACGTATGAGTTTCATTGTAATCATGTGTTCCATGTCGCTAAAGAACGATGCTACCATGTGGTCTTCTTCTATTTCCTGACGCTCTTCTACACTATACCCTGCTAGTTCTTCTAGGATAGTTGCGTGCTCTTCCTGTGTGATTACATCTCCGAAATAGTCCAATACTCCTGCAACCATAATCGCATGATTGATTGCGTATCGCATATCCACACCCTTGTCTATAAGATTACGACCAATTACCTCTGCACTTGCAATAAGTTTCTTCCTGTTGTCAGCACTTTGGTAATGTGTGCACATTTCCAATCCCATTGCGGATAAGTACTCTGACTGCTCCATAAGTTCTTCGTATATCCTGTGAGCATCGGCTGAGTCTCTGTCAAATTCACTAACCTGAATTGTTACGCACCTTGTAAGTACCGCATTGTTAGATGGTACATCCTCACCACTGAGAAGTAAGTAACCACGCATGGTGTCACTCTTAACTTCACCCGCATTGACCGTTCCCTTTACAGCGCCGTGACGATTATATACGTCAAGCAATAATCCGTCTTTACTCTTCACTCGTTTATCACTATTTCTATAATCATCGTACCATTGTGGCAAACTTGACTGCCAACCTAGCATACGAGACATCCCTACAACTGTAGGAGTGCTTATTGACATACCTGCTTCTGCATCTGATGCCCCAAATGCCTTCATCATCAACCCTGCAAGGGTAGATTTGCCACTATTTCGCTTGCCTACTACGAACATCATCGGATAAAATCCCCAACGACTGTAAATTGCGTTGGAACACCACCCACTTGCTATCCATCCTAAGCACAGGAGCACTTTCCATGTGCCAAATGCGTGAGTAAGTAAGTCCATTATCCGTCTTTTGTACCCATCAGGGACACCTGTTTCGTGGTCAGGGTTCGGCATCCTTGCTATTCGCCCATCATCCCCTTCGCCTACCATAACATCCCTAGGGGTGTACGTTTTACCGTGCATTGTGACTGTGCCTTCTTTTATAGGTGTTACCACGCCCATTTTGTCTACTCCACAGTTCCCGAATAGCCAAACGCCCTCGTCCTGTAGTCCAATGTATGAAGGAGACCATATTCTAGTCTGTGTTTGCCCTATTAAGTGGTGATTTACTACGTCCTGTAGGTCAGCAGGTCCACCTTTGAACGTGTAACCCCCTGCAGATACTACTTTTTGCATGTGGTCTTGGAAATTTGTAAGGTCTTTAGGTGAAAAATCTATCTGTTCACTTATTTCGCCATTAGCACCATGTAATTCGACTACTCTGTGTATGCCGCTAGCTGTTCTTACCTCATGTAATACGTCATAAGTGTAATTTGTTACCTCAACGGAACGTGTCCCTGTCGGTCCGACCACAGTTTTCAGGTATTTGCCACCCTGTTCGTATACAGGAGCATCATCTGTGCTCTCTGAAGAGGTCGAAACATTCTTCAATGCGGCTCTCACTACCGAACCAACGGCTCTTTTACCGAATTTAGTGATTTTGCACACTCGCTCTATGAACATAGTAACTGCAATAGCGTCTGATAACTCGCTTCTGAGTAGCTGTAAGGCTTTTTTACTCCGCACTAGGTCAGGATTGTCTTCCAATGCACTGTAAAAACACTCCAAAGTAGCAGGTAACTCTTCCAGTCCGTTGAATATGTCCTGAAACTTAGCTCTCTCACCCACAGCAACGAGTCTCCATAGGTCATTTACGTCCTTTACTGACCCAAATGTGCTCTTTACGTACAGTCTTTCGCCTATATCCTTCGCTAATGTGGTCGCAAACTCCATTCCAGGTGCGTCATTGTCTACTACGAGTATCACTCGGCGGAACTCACCGAACACTTTGGCATATTCTTTCCGCCAAACCTGTGTTCCGCCTATTCCAACTACGGGGTATCCGTTCTGTGCAAGGGTCAAAGCGTCCGTTTCGCCCTCTGTTATGTACACCACACCCTGTTCAATCCATTTGTCAAGCCATTGTAACCCATACGGTATAAGGTCTTTGCTGTGCGACACCAATCCTTCGCCTGTACGGAAGATGAAACGAGGCTTGTCGGAGTAATTCACGCGCACTTTAATCCCTATTTGCGTACCTTCTCGGTTATAGTAAGGCATCTCCACTCCGTCATGTGCGTTTTTCCATCCCCACTCTGCTGCAGTGTTAGGTGCTATGCCCTTCCAGTCGCAAAGTGCTGACAATGTTACCTGCTTAGGCATCTCTACGCCAAAGTCCTTGCGTAACATCTCTTCTGCCTTCTTACTATTCTCCGCTTTACCCAATGCAGTAAGCAATGTTGTGGCGTTGCCGCCTGCTCCACATACATAACATGAGTAATCCCATCCTTTTCCCTCTGCCGTCTTGTCATACACCTTAAATGAGGGGTCGTGGTCATCGTGTAATGGACACAATGTAAGCCATCTGTCTTCTGCGTCAGGTTCAAACTCCGATGGAGAGTACCCGCAGTATTTTTCTAATACGTCTAACAACGAAATGTCACGTATATCTGTAATGTATTGTTTAGTCAACGCAAGTACCCCCACTTATATCCACTTATCCACAAACCCCATAGGGTCTTTTAACATACTCTCTACTTCTTCAGGTGTAGCTTCACCGTCTATGACCATGTCTACCTCGATATTAGCCATAAATTCTGCAAAACCACCTGTTCGTTTGTGTGCGGTGTTGTTATTCTTCAGTATCAGTTCGCCTGTGAGCAACATCAAACATATCTTCTCGAACATATGCTGAAACTTAATGCCCTTTACGCCTGTGAACACCCTGATTGCTTTCCCCATAGGTGGGTCCAACTTCAAATTGAACTGTACGACGGGGCGACCTATGTGTAATGTGCCTTCCAATGATGTCTGCCCTTCTAATTTGTCTTTCTTATCTACCATTATATGCCTCCTTAACGGGGGTCAGTACCCACATTTTAATGTCCTCATGCCATACAAATATTGTGTCTGTGTATTGTAGCCTTGCGGTGTTAACCCATGTCATTAGGTTATCAGTCTTGCTCTTATCTACCATTTCGTCTCCTTCTTGTAAAAGCCTCTAACACGGTAGAGGGATTCTGATGCTACGTACCACCACAACATCAGTTTGTAAAAATATTATCTGCCTATCTCTAGGTCTTTTATTTTATAAAAACAGCCGTGCCTGCTTTTTGCCTCATCGAACATATGTTTTACTTGATTTTTGAGGCGGTGAGAATATTATATGTTTATATCTTTTAAAAGTCAAGAACTTTATTCTACTATTTTATATTATTTTTATTTTTTGGCTTTTCAATTTTATCTGTTTTTACTACCATTTAATACTGTTTTGGTAAAAAGGGGTAAACAAAAACACCGTTTACAAAAAAGTTTATGGGTAAAAGGGTCTTTTTTAAATATTTTTTGTGGTTTTTTGGTCGCTTTTTATAGGGCTTTAAACAGCCTATAGTACTGTTCTATGAAATTCGGCACCGTTTACATGATAAAAAATCATCGGAATACCGAGGAACAGACGACTATATAAAGAGAATATATTATTTAAACAATTAAATACACATTAAGGAAAAGAGACCTAAATAAAAAGTAATTCTCTATACAAGTATATATATATTTATTTCTAGAAAATATTATTATGTTGGTGGTGCCGTCTTGCTCTCAAGCAGTTTGTGGCAGTGTTCTGAGTGTCACCGATTAAAAGTGTTTTTAGAGGAAGGTGTAACCTTATAACCTTTTACTTTTGGCTGTTCGGTGCTTTTGCCTATAAATAAGATGTTTTTAGGGGGGTTTTTGTTCTTACTGGTAAAATATGTTAATTGGTTTTCCTGTAAAATGCTCTAAATAGAGACAATGTCATTTATTTTGTCTACATTCCATGGTACGCGATGGTATGCTCACGCGTATGGCTTCATTGGATATGTTCAAATCCTCGCACGGCTGCTCAGAGCGTGGTCGCGCTGTCTTATTTTCTTAATTGGACAGGGTTATATGTGGATGGTATGACAATGGTATGAGGTCTCTGAAATGCCTATAGTTAGCTGAGTTGTGGATTAAATAAGCATGGCGCGGTCGCAGTTCGGCGGTACTACCCTATACATTATAAGATTGCTAACTATTAACATATCCACTTATTCGAATATGACAATATAAAAATACATTAACATATCGTAATATAACAATATGTGGTTATGATTTGTATATCTATTTATAGATACGGGGCGAAAACGTCGCGACGTGACCATGTGACAGTGCAACCTTTTATACCGTCGCACAATTATTCTATATATAGTCAATATTGTTGTGATTTTCTATAAAATCCCATATACTATATATAGGTCATAAAGTTTGACCAAATAAAAGAAGGTGGTTTTCATAATGAAAATGAGTTCAAAAGTGAATGGAAGCAAAGTAGAAGCGCAAATCGAAGCATACGCTGTTTATAAGAAAAGCAACGATGAAGCGCGAAGGTGCAAAGCACTTAATGAAGCAATGCATACGAGAGAAGCATTGAAGGGGTTAAGCAACGGCGACGGCGTAAAGGCGCAAAGCAATTCAACAAAACGTACGTTATCAGTAAACCTGCAAGTGAATAAAGCAGTGCACATTACTAGAGAAAAGAGAAGCATGGAAGCTTCACCCGTTGCAACGTTTACCGAAACGTATGAAGCCCCGCATAAGCTTAATAGTTACAATTTACCATTAGATAGAATCAATCATGACAATATAGCAATTCAAGTAGAATATAAAGCGCCTACAACTTCAGATAATAAAGGCAAAAAGACCGCATGGGTATTAACAGATGACTTGAAGCGAACAGCAGTATTTGATGATGCTGAAGCGTGCCTTGAAAATAATGACATTGATGGATATCTAAGTGCAATTCATGAAGTATTAACCTATAGCATATCAAAGTACTTAATGCGCAAGGGCTTCTTTACCGCGACAAGTAAGGAAATTATTCCAAATACTGCTGACCATGATGACTATAAGTCTTTATGTTACCTTGCATCATGGGAAGTGCTTAATGAATGGAAGCTTGATGGGATTAAAGACAAACCACTTTGCACATATGATTCAAAAGACGTGTATAACCTTCTTAAAGGGTATACAGGCAATAAAGTTATGGACGCGCTCCGAAAAATATATACCATGTATAGATACGATAATATTCAAGTTAATGATATTGCACTGAACGAATATAAGTATATCGGCGGAGCGGTTTTCAATAACCATATAAATGGTATACAAAATTTATACGATACCATGGCAGTCGATGATACTATCAAAAGCATCAATAAAGCACTAACAAAAAAAGAAGCTGAATATTTGGGAATCATTGCACATTATGGAAGTAAAGCAGTCGCGCAAGGTAAGACAAGCGACGGCGTAAAAGTGAAGCGTATAAAAAGCAATAAAGTTAATGACTTGAAACACTTATGCCATACTATGGCAAGCGGGTATAAATTAACAGACGCGCAAATCATAGACCTTGCACACAGACACTCAGACCACTTTACAACGAAACAAATTATCAAAGCATAACATAACATCATTTACCACTTGCCGCCGCTTACATTCGATTGTAAGCGGCGGCATTTTTTTTGTGTAAATGTATAGCAAATAAAAAGGTGCAACCTTTTAAAGCTTCACACTATTATTAAGTGTATTGAACTTTTACATTTTAATTGTATTGAACTTTTTAAGTTTGTATTTTATTTTAAACATTTTATATGTTTTTAAAAAAGTGCAACGTTTTAAAGTTTCATACTATTATTAAGTGTAAAGCAATTTACAAAAAGGGTATCCATTGCTATTAAGTGTATTTTAAACATATGCTTAATAGCATTGGATATTATCCAATGACTTTATTTAAGGAAGTAACCCGATGATAAAATTAAACTTAAAGACAGCCATTGTAAGACCCGCAGACCGAGTGTGCGAAGTAGTCTCCAAAGTCGGAGAAATTGAACTTCCATACAAAAACCTCGTAACTGAGTTCGTCATGTATGAAGGCAAGTTGTGTCTTGATGAAGGATTTTACAAAAGAGACAAGACAAAAGTCGATGATGCTGGCAAAGTGATTCCCAATCGTGAATTGAAATCAACGCGCAGTTTTCGTTTACCTCTTGAATTTTTTGAAGACGCAGGCGAAGGTAATGCAGTCGCATTAGTTGAAGCTAGAATTAAGACTCTTAGGAGTGCTTTAAAATGGCTTAAAACGTACGACTTCAAAACTGGCAAAACTACAGAAGCATAACCGCTTCTGTAGTGGATACCCTTTTTTTGTGGCTAAGTCACTTGAACTGGGTGAATGGTCCATGACAAAACGTAAGGCAATACAACTAATATGGGTTCTATGTCGATGATATGTACGTGCAGGATTGCGTGTAGTGGGTTCAATTCCCACTGCGTACACATATACAGGAGGTATAGGAATGGTTTACGCATTACTCGTGGACGTAGTATGCGCTGATATTTCTTACCCTCACGATATTAGTGAGGGTACAAAAATATTGGGTGTGTACTCTACGGAAGAAAAGGCTAAAGATGTGGCAATGGCGCACATAGTCGAGAATGGTGATGAAGAGTTCATCGTTAAGTCAGACGAGCCAGGCATAGTTTGCTCGCGCTTATTAGCTTACGGTGAGAAAGCAGGCATGCAAGAACAAGTAGTTACACGCCTATATTGGGAAGAGTTCACAATGGACGAAGTGAACCTTTACGCAGGGTACAGGAGGTACAGGAATGGCTAAGAATGTAGTTAAAGACCTAGCAACACATACAGAGTTACTAGGCGACGTGAACGTAGGGTTCACGATCTTCATGCAAGGCAAAGAAGCAGTCATGGGTGTTCGGAAGTCGGACGGCTGCTACGTAACATGGTCTTACGTGGTAGAAGATGATGGCACAGATACATTTATAGGTAACTATTGTTGGGGTACATACAGCCAAAACTTGGGCGACGTAATAGCTAAGTTCGAAGAGAAAGAGGGTGTCGCATGATACCCATAATAGGCAACCAGTGGGTCGCGTTTGTACTACTTGCAATACTTGTGGTATGTATTGGGGTATACATGATAGTGGATTGGGGTATAGATGATGACGAAGATTGTTGGTAAATACAGAATACGCAGGGTCGACACGTCGAACTGCGCGGATAACGAAGTCGTCTACTATGGGTTATACAGCTCAAAGTGGGACGCACTAATAGCTTGCGTTACTAAGGCGCAGCAGGTAAGTATGGGTAGGGAAGAACACCCTGAGTGGGGGTTATACCCAAACCTAGATGCGACATCAGGCGAGATAACAGGATTATGGGTTGAATACGGTGGACCTTATGAACATGGTATAAGCTTCATCATAGTTAATGCGCACTAGCGCAGGAAGGAACATAATGCATACTATAACCATAAGGAACAACACCAAGAACAAGCGCATTAGCGTGTGTGACGGAGTCACTAAGCGAAGGATTATAAAGCTTAGAGACACAGTACACTTAAGGGGTAGCACAGAAGACCTTTACGTGTTCAAGATTCTGGGTGACGGAATGGTGATGTTGGTACACAGCCTAACAGCTGAGCTTATCATTACTAACGTACACAAGGTAGTAAAAACAGTGGGGGTAGCAGTATGAGAGAAGCAGGAGATATGGACCACATTGAACTTTTTAACACAATGTGCGCACTATGGTATCAGGAGAGAGAGAACTTACAAAACGGTATTGTAAGTGGCACCCCGTCGTGGGGCGACTTCGATGAGATGGAAACTCTTATGTCTTCGTGGAATGACACTGGTATATGTGATTCTCACCTATGGGAAGTAGTACGGGAGTATCAGGAATACGATTCACTCACCGTGTACTGTGAGTTTGAAACATATGAAGAATTAGGCAAAGGCGACGTTGAGGGCAGTGGTGACTGTGCGGATTGGATGTATCAGTACATTGACTTCGACGACTTAGGAAGAGACAGGGCGGAAGATAACGAGAGGTACTATGTATGTAATGACGATACTATAGTGGAAGTGAGTGTGTAATATGTTATTAAAAGACGTAGACAGAGATAAAAGGGTAGGTGCTAAGTGTGTAATAAGCCAAAACACGAGCACTGACACAGGTATGGTGACACCTTTAATGGAGGAATACAGACCTGAGTGCACAGTTATAGCACTGATAGGGACGGTTGATATCCCTGGTAATTTAGTACTTGTGAAGTTCACAGAAGATGATGACAGTGGCGAGCTGTTCGGCAACGTAAAGAGCCACCTATCAATAACGGAGTGTGACGAAAGGCTACCTGATGAAGAGCTTGGGGAGTACCTTAACTCATATGGTGAGCTAGAGTCAGGATGGTTTATTAGGGCAAATGAACTTGAGGTAATAGCAGATAACAAACCTGATTGGAGTGAGGTGTGATATGGCTACTATAACACACAAGGTTCCTAAGTTTAAAGCAGGCGACACACTTCGATGCGTAGATCCCGTAGGAACCTCGAAGTTAATTCTATCAGAAGAATACACAGCTAAAGAGGTGTATAACAATGGCTATGGGTATCGCGTAAGAATAGAAGGTGCTGAGTATAGGGGCATGGAGTACCATGTGTCACGGTTTGTTAAGGTAAATGAAAACAAACCTGATTGGAGCACATTATGACATATGAGCAGTTTCAAGAGTACTTGCGTGCAAACCTGATAAAACCAGGGACACACTTGTCATTCGTGAATGACAACAGCAACGACAAAATTGGAGGCATTGTGATTACATATTACACATCAGCTAACCACACAGAGGCACTATTACACATAACAAGTAAGGTTAGTGAGACCAGTGTGATGAAGGGGAGAGGCTTTGCGAGTGGTGTTGATGAAATACATGATAGATTCAGCGATAACAGTATGTCTAAGGAACAGATACATGCTCTTATGGATGAGGGGGCAGTCGAGTTAGAACATAACATGTGGACACATAACCTGGAAAATGAGGGCTACGACAACGTGACAATGGGGCGTAGTAACATACCTGATTGGAGCAAAATCTAAGAAAAACAAAAAGTCCCACCTTTTTTGTTGGCAAGACAATAATTGATGGGACTATTAGTTAGAGCACAACGCCGCAAGGCTATAATATATATTTGTGTTAGTGTGCATAAGCACATGGAGAGGAGAGCGTAATGCTCAATATTAAAGTTTTATTCATGCCTGGAACAAGCAAAATGGTAGAAGCAGAAGAAGGAGACACAGTTAAAGATGTAGTTACGACTGCATTGGGAGCCGCTGACATCAGCGACGGACAGACTATTGACTGGTCTGAGTCCACTTACAAACTCAACAGTGAAGCGGTTGACATAGACACCGAACTTACTGATGAGGATGACATGGGCAGACTGCTTGTAGCAGTGAAAATCAAGGGTGAATAGTTAAACCATGTAACCCGCCTGCCTCGTATGATACGGGGCAGGGTGTTTACACATGAATTAAAGAAGGAGGTACGCTTATGCTACCTGAATATTTAAAAGATGCGCTTGCGGGAGTGTTACCTAATTACACTATAACAGAGCACAACCCTGGGATTGCAAGAAGCACAGGAGAGGTAGCCGTTGAGATTATGCACGGACGGTTACACCCATGGAGATTTGGTGAGAAGTACACCGCATACAATGGCACAACACACGCCTTGATAGGTAGAGAAGCACCATTAAGTGTGTTTGACATGGCTACATACGGAGTAGAAGTGTTACACCCTCCCGAAGGAGAGTTAATATACATGCCTGATCCGTTTGAGTTTAAGATAGCAACACACTCAGACGTGATGACGTTGGCAGATAGTTTTAACAGCTATGAGATTATACAAGCGAGCAACGACGTAAAGTTTGCGCAGCTTAACGAAATGTTGGGGATACACTCAGTTAACGTGCCTATAGCAGCGTGGGATAAGAACACATGCACACTAAGAGTCGTGCCTTTTCACAGGGAAATGATGGACGTAATGCACGAAGATGTGCGTTGGACACACGAAGAGCAAGGCGACGACATAATCGCTGCAAGAACTAAGTTAGTTAAGTATGCAGCTGATTACTTTGAATCGTTCAAGCAAACTATATGCGAGTTCATGGTTACTAAGAGGGATAGCGGAGAGTTAGACGACGCGTTCAACAAACGGGTTGACAACTTTGTTAAGCACTTCATTAACCCTGCATACAAGACATACGAGGACGCACTTAAGAACGCAGAGGACCAAGTTACATATAGACTGAAGCAAATAAGAGACCTTAAAGCGCAATTGGTTACATACGGGGACACTAAGGAGAAGTATGAGAGCAAACTTGCATCAACAACTAAGGAAATAGACCTCACACCACAGCTAGATGTTATACGTAATATTGCTAAGGTGGAGAGTGTTGACATAAATGAGAATGAAATAAACGTTGTGTACAAGAATGTGGAGATGCGTGTAAAGGGTGTACGATACTCCTTGCCTAACAGAATAAGCACAAAATTCTTATACGATGGGCACATGTACACAAAGAACTTAATAGAAGGAGATAATATTGCTCCGCACCCACATATACAAAACACAGCAGGAGAGATGTGTGCAGGCAATGCAGGTGAGGTGTTCCCTGACCTATTCTCTGAGGGTAGATACGATGACATAGTAGACTACATGCTCGTATTCCTAGAGACAGCAGACCCTAACGACACATGGGGTAAAAACTACCCGCTGTACCACTTCATAGACATAAGCGGGCAAGACAGAGGGCTTCTTTGGAGTTGTGAGATTGCTAAGATATGGAACACCTTTATTGAGTTAGCACTTGTGCCTGCAAACTACGAGGGAGACATCAAGGTATGTAAAATACATGGTCCCAACGTCGGGTCATTTTGTATACCAGTCCCAGTAGACACAGACGAGGATGCAGTGGTGTCAACAGCTACTAAGTTTATGAAGCACATAGGGTACAACAAGTACTCGCGTATGAACCTATATATTGATTGTACATACGACAAGTATGTAAAATTTAGTTACGATGACATAATCAGTGATGCAGAACAACTGACTTATTCGCATGTGGCGGATAGGAATGTGGAATGTGCAGTAACTACTGGTAGCAATCCAGGGTATGTTACATATGCAATAGGGTGCAGCATTGACGCAGAATACATAAAGGAAGTGAGGGATGACGATGAAGTGGCATAAGGAAAGAAGAGACGCTACTACAAAGGTTGTGCACACCAGTCCAAAGGAGGTTGTTGTCTTAGTTAAGCCTAAGGCATACATGAAGGTGAACACAATCGTTGACTTAGCAGACAAGGAAGTAGGTTGGATGGAAGAAGTCACACGTGATGTTATAAAGAACAAAGTAATACTCACGATACATGACATCCACATATTAGAGCAGACTGTTACAGGCGCAACATTTGACTTTACAGATGATGCGTGGCTGAAGTTTGCTGATAGTTTCGGAAATAACTTTGATGAACTTGAAGCGGTTAACGAGAGACTGCGAGGTTGCGGACATTCACACGTAAACATGGGAGTGTTTCAATCTACAGCTGACGAGGACATGACAAAGCTGTTCAGTCAGAACGGCATATGTAAATGGTTCCTGGTATCACGCGCTAACAAGAAAGGCGATAGACAGTTCGACTACTCTGACGCAGAGGCAGGACTGTTGTATATGGATGTTCCGTGGATAGTAGACCACGCATACAACTCGTATGAAGAGTTCATAAAGAGTGAACTAGCTACCAAAGTTGTTAAGCTACCAAGCAAACCATACAAATGGCATGGGAGTAACTACTGCTATGACGACTACTTGACACCAAACTACAATAAGCAATGGTGGAGAGATGAGTTTGATAAGGATGTTAATGTATGGGGCAAAGCAACACCTATTGAGGACAAATACATCGAGCCTAAGGCATACGTAATGGTAGACATACCTGATGCCACATGGGAATGGGATGAAGTAAACAAGGGGTGGATAGATGCAGACGGTAACTTGTGGCGACGTAACATAGAGAACACGCTCACCTATATGGTACCCGATGAAGACTTAGCATCTAATGTTTAAGCGTGGCGACAGAATACGATGTATTGACTCGGACGGTACTAATTACCTTAATACAGGAGATATATACCCTGTCGGTAGTGCAAGAGACGATGGTATTTTTGGAGTGAACTTGTATGATAGCGAGGGGTATGAATACAGGCTAGATAGATTTGAGTTGGTACGTAAACCTAACGTACCTGATTGGAGTATAGAATGAATTTTGCAAGACAGACGCACACGTTCAATCGTGTAGCGTTTAACAAAGAACACAGCGTAACTGTGATAGGTGTCGGAGCGGGAGGCTCGCACCTAGTGTACAACCTAGCTAAGATGGGTGTTGAAAGTATGCACGTATATGACTTCGACGTGGTTGAGGAACGTAACATACCTAACCAATTATACACACCTGATGACGTTGGCAAGCTGAAGGTTAATGCACTTCAAGATAGACTAGGAAGCTACAGGTTATGTAACACAATAATAGCGCACAACGAAAGGTACACAGCCGAGCACGCTAAGGCGGAAACATCTACAGTGGTGTACTTAGCAGTAGACACAATGAGTGCACGTGCTGAGATATTTGATGAACTACAACGTAACAAGAATGTTAAGTATGTTATCGACGGACGCATGGGAGGAGACAGCATACGAGTGTATTTCATACCTATGTACAGTACCCGTAAGGTAAAGTTGTATATAGAAACACTGTACACAGATGAAGAAGCAGAGAAGTCGATGTGCGGCACCTCGGTATCAGTAGGAGCGACAGCTAACATGCTCGCCTCGTTCAAAGCGTGGCAAGTTATAAGAATACAACGTAACGCAGACGACGTGGTCTGGTACGAGATGTTTTTTGACTGTGAACGCATGGTGGCGGTGACATTTTAGAGTAAGCATGGCATAAACCCGCTGAATATGGTATACTTATGGGGGAGGTGAGCATGAAAAAGTATATACAAACAACACGCATAGACCAACATGGTAGAGTAGTCCTACCTGCGGAAGTCAGAAGGTTTTTAGGCTATGATGCGGGAACTAAATTTGAAGTAGACTACACAGTAGCGGGGAGCATAACCCTTACTCCAACAGTAGCACTCTATGAGTGTGGAGAATGTGGGAGCATGGTGCATGTAGACCGATTGAAGAAAGGACACAATGGAAAACAAACCAAAGTTTAGCATTGTTGAAAACATACACAGTACTAAGGTACGTGCTATGGCAGACGAAATGCGCAACGCTAAGCTATACAAGGAACGAGCGCAGCTAAAAGCGTTACCTCTTATCGAGTCAGGTGAGTTTGAGAAACATCTCAAGCCTATTGCGTTGGAGAACCAACGGCAAGCAACCCTGCTCATAGACGTAATGGACACGCTGTACTCTAAGTTCCCCGACATGAGCGTAGTTGTTGGCACTCTGTACATCTCGCTCATAGACATACTAGCTACAATGAGTGAAGATGATAAGTTAGATGTAAGGTTGTCTGCTATGACTAAGCTACTAGCAGTACACATGGAACAAATGACAGAGTGGGTACTCGACGTTGTGGAGGCAAGCGCTATATATGACACACTAAAGAGTATCGAGGAGGCTGATGATGTTACCAGTTAAAGTATCCTATGAGGCAGGTAAGGTAGTATTATTTGCTACATACCAACAAAAAGACAGGTGTAAGTCAGTCCTATCAGGCACGTGGAGTTCTCGCAAGAAGTGTTGGCTCTTCTCGGAGGAGGCACTGTTTTGGATTGATGCAATGTTTTTTGACGTTGAGATTGACTATGATGAATACTGCTCGCAAGCTTTGATTGAGCAGCGACACAGATACGAGATGATGTTCCACATAAAGAACGGGTACTACGACGACAAGTTTGGCGACCCTGTGCTTATGCTTCACCAATGGAAGTGCACAATGATAGCTGCACTGTTCAACAAGTTCCCATTCTACATGGATACTGGGACAGGCAAGACGCTAACAGCATTGGCGATAATGGACCAACAGAAGGACGCAACCTACATGGTTGTGTGTCCAAAGGCTATCATCAAATCCGCATGGCTTGAAGACCAAGACAAGTTCTACCCTAACATGGCGCTCTTGCCACTGAGCAAGAACATGAAAGCTAAGGATTACCTGGCTCTTCTTGAGACATGGATAGAACGTAAGGTGGCACCGAAGCCACAAAGAATGTACAAAATGAGCCGCGCTAAACTGCTTGCACATATGATGTTGTACGCAGACCATTACGTTATCAATCCACAGATGTTCAAGCGCCTAGAGTTTGAAGACGGTGTCCCTATTAACTGGGGTACCAAAGATGGTACAGACCTTGAGGTATCATTACCTTGCGGAACAAACGGTATCATATTCGATGAGAGTGCAATCCTAAAGAACGCACAGAGCGACATATCCAAGTGCATGTACAAGGTTTCACAGCACATGAAGTATGTTTACTTACTCTCAGGGAAACCTGCACCTAACAATGAGATGGAATACTTCTCACAGATGCGAGTGGTGGATGACACCCTGTTCGGCAAGAGTTACTACAAGTTCAGAGAGTTCTTCTTTGAACAACATGGGTGGTTACCTGCACATATGCAGGCGTATAGACCGTGGAGATTGTGTGAAGAAAAGAGTGACGCATTCTTTGGTAGACTGTCGCACAAAACATACTTTATACGTAAGGAAGACTGCTTAGACTTACCTGCGAAGACATACGATAAGCGTATCTTTGAGTTGAGTCCTGCAGCACGTAAACAGTACGAACTGTTTGAGAAGCAACAGCTTCTAATCCTTGAGGACGAGGTGATTGCCGCAGCAATTAAGGTATCGGCACTGATGAAGCTAAGACAAATGTCATCAGGGTTCGTGTACTCATCAGAGCATGAGGGCAAAGTCATACCGATACACATGGACAAGATCAAGGCGCTCGCTGAGTTACTAGATGAACTAGGTGAGGTGCAACTAATCATATGGGTTCAGTTCAAACCTGAGATTGCAATGATAGAAGAACTGTTACTCAAGAGAAAGGCTACATATGTTACAGCGTACAGCAAGACGAAGGATGTGGACGAAAGTATCTCGCAATTCAAGAACCGTAAGGTTCAATACATCATTGCGCATCCACGAACGCTTCAGTATGGGGCGACATTTACGAACTGCACGTATGCACTGTACTATTCTATGTCTCATTCATATGAGGAGTATTACCAATCGCATGACCGCATATACAGGAAAGGTCAAACGAAACCATGTACCTATCTATTCCTTGTGGCTGATGACACTATAGATTCAACAGTGAGGCAAGCCGTAACGAACAAAGACACCAACGCAACTATGATTGAAAACATACTGCGTGAGAGGAGAAAGTAGATGCCACAAGATAGAAAGAGCTCACCACCTGGGTTCAACGCACGTAAGGTAAGCTTACCTATTACCCCTCACTCTGAAGAGATTAAAGACTTACGGAAACGCAATGTCATATTGCAGAAAAAAGTGTACAATCTTGAGGGTACTGTTGATGGACTGAGAGAGAGGTTACGCGATGCCACGAAGAAGTGAAGCAGAACTGGAAGAGAAGAAGTTTCGTGATGAGAGTGCGTTCCGCACATTTGTAATGAAGCGAGTAAAGCACTACCGACAACAGGGTAAACCGATATATGCAGTTAAGATTAACGACCGCACCACTGCGGGAATATCTGACATACTTGTGTGTATCAAGGGTAGGTTTGTAGCTGTTGAATTAAAGCAACCTGACAAGAAAGCGTCAGCGTTGCAAATCTATTTCATTGACTGTATACGTACCGCAGGTGGAATAGGTGGGGTGTGTTACAACTGGGGCGATGTTAAGCGATTGTTTATCAACGCAGGGTTGGACACTCGAACAGAATAGATACAAGAATATAAGAGGAGGTTCCTATGGAACTAAACTTAAAGGAAGCTACTAGGGAGTACCTAGAGCTGAAGATGAAGAACACAAGCCTGGGCAACGAGATTAAAGAAAATAAATCTCGCATGGCGGAGATTGAACGTGACTTCAAGTTCTACATGACTGACGCAGAAGTTAAATCTGTTGAGACTGACTTCGGTAGGTTTAAGTTAGTAGACAAAGACACGTACCAAATATCTGACAAGCAGGCTATGATTGACTGGTGTGCACAAGCGGGTAGAGCCGATGTCGTGCAGTCGCGAGTTAATTCAGCAGTGTTGAGAGAGATGCTAAAGGAAGACGGACTCTTACCTGAAGGTGTCAACATGAATATCATACCACTAGCACAATTTAGTGTGGTACGTAAGAAATAGGAGGCTTATAAATGGCTAAAAACGAAGTAGTTAAGACAAAGAAGAATGAAGTAGCAGACGCAACTAACACAGGGCAGAGGCGTGGGTTCGAAAACATGGACAAGACTGGTGTAAAGTTCCCTGAGATAAGACTAGGGCAGTCAGGTTCACCTGAAGTAAAACTGGAAGAGTTCAGAGAGTTTAACATCCGCCCAGGCGACATCTTCAATGGTGTGAGCCTGGAGAAGCTGAGTGGTGAGTTCATACCCATTATGATATGGGATGACAAGATACTGTTCAAGCCTATGGAAGACGCAAAGGTTCCTGAACTTGCTAAGTTCATAAAGGATAACACTGGTACAGAGATGTCACTTGACGGCGATATAATTTGCCGTGCACCTGACAACATCACAGGCGAGACATACGGTAAATGTAAAGAATGTCCTATGTCTAAATGGATTAACGGAGAACCCCCTAAGTGCAGGTTCAACGTAAATGTACTGGCAATCACACCTGAAAGCGGTATGCCTGCAGTAATAAGGTTCTCAAGTACATCTTACAAGACAGGTATCACACTGAAGAGTATGACATTGTTCGGTGGGGGAGACGTGTTCAGTAAGAAGTACAAGGTAGGTTCCAAGCCTATGTCAAAAGGCAAGATGGACTGGTTCGAGTACACCGTAATACCTAAAGGTAAAGTAACCGAGGACGAATATGAGATGGGCGAAGCCTTCTACAATGAGTTCAAGGATATGGTAATCCAGGTACACGGCGAAGGAGAAGACGCACCCGCCACCTCAGACGAGTACTAACATTCTTTAATATAGCGTGGGGTCTTCGGACCCTGCGCACTTTTTTAGGAGAGGAGTAAGGTATGAAAATAATAATTAAACAAGGCGTACTACGTATTAAACCAACAAAGGTCTACAAAACTCATCATTGGGCTTGTGGTACAAAATTCAGCTATGAGAGAGAAGATGTTACGGTTGCGTATAGTGGTGCAGAGTTAATATGCCCGTTCTGTGGTGGGCATGTAATCACACGATTAACTCGTGCTTTAGATTTTAGTGTTGGGTTTTAGGAGAGGAGTAATGAATTATGAAAGTATATTACAGAGAGCCAGTAGACAGAATATCAAGAGCAATGACGGAGTTTAAACGGAAGCATGATAAATACCCGAATGTTATTGATATGAGTACAGAAGAATTTGAAGAACTGTATTTTGAATGTAATAAGAAAAAACCAACCATAGAAAACCCAAGTTTTCCCACAGAAGAAATGCAAGAATTCAGAGGAATGACAATAACAATAGTTGATGAACCAAAACCATGTAGGGTTGATTATAGAGAAGGAAAATATAATGTATAAACTAGGAGACCCAGTAGATTATATATTTATGGGGAAGAAGTACACGGGCAACATAATTGACTTAGGAAATTCTAGGCTTGTGCCAAATTATTTTAAATTAGATAAGCTCCATAATGGGAAAAATAGAATAAATGCAAATGACGTAATCCCTTCGCCAATAGCCAAGATACAGGACATGAGAGAAAGTGCTGATAGATTAGCCGAAACATTAAAACAAGCATCTGAACTTAAATGGACTAAAGGTTTCCAGTTCGGATATAAAAAGGCTTGTGAAGAAGTTTTAGAACTCTTAGGGGGTAAGGTATGAATACAATATTAGGGATAGTATGGGGATGTGTTTTATGTTTAGTAGGCGTATTAGTCGGAGTATTAATTATTTGGGGCATTGTAATTATAATACTTGAAATAAAAGATACGTGAGTTTGGAGAGGAGTAAGATGTGTATAAAGTAGGAGAACCAGTATTCTTAGTTACAGAAATTATGGATGCTTATATTGGACACAAGACTAAAAAGGAAAGATATGAAATATTTGTTAATGGTGAGGTTATTCCTATTGGTAATGATGATATTTTAATCCCAAATCCAATAGCCAAGATACAGGCATGGAAACAGAATTGTAAAAATGAACTTGAACACTATGAGAAAAACAATATGTTGAATTGTCCAATAGAAACAGAAGTATCTTTGAATACAAGTGTTGAAACTTATAAAAAGGTTTTAGAACTCTTAGGGGGTAAATTATGAGAAGCATACTGTTAATTATATTAATAACACTAATAGGAGTAGGCGCACCTTGCGAAATGGCTGAGCCTATACAAGAAGATTACAGCACGTACATGGGTAGCCTAAAGAGGTTTCTGTGGAGAGGTGACTTCGATGAAACGATACTAGCAGCGCACGATTATCTTACACTTAGCGTAACCTATGCGCACAAGGACGAAGGCACAGCTTACCAAGCTATTGTGGAGCAGGAAACTAACTGCAAGGGATACTCAGAAGCAATGCAGGAGATACTTCAAATGTGGAACATCAAGTGTGAAGTAGTTTACGGAGTATACAACGGTGGTATGCACGCATGGAACAGAGTCAAGTTTTCAGATGGGTGGTACTATGTGGACGTTACTCTTGACGACACTGGTGACGGGTTGCTATCGAAACTTTGGTACAAGAAAGAAGTATTTGAAGACCATGTAGAACTATATATTGAAAGGACAGATTATGAATAAAGAACACAAGGGTACGTTGTCTATGTGCATTTTACTTGTGGTGTGCATACTCATGGTAACTATGCTTGGTAGCTATTTCGCAGGGTACAAACAAGCACAGGAAGAGATACCTACAATAGCAAACATTGAAGAAGTGTTTAACAGATACGATGCACGCATAAGCTTATTGTGCATCAAGGTGGATGACATAATGGATAAGCTAGAGGAGGGAACAGAATGAAGAAATGGGTAAGGGAGTGTGTACAGTGGTGTACCGAGTACTTCGCTTTACGGAAACAACTGGTCGACAAGCGAGATGCTATTATAATTCAGCGAATAATGTGGTCAGAGCGCAACAACCCAAAAGGACGTTCTAAGGACCACCGAATAACAAATGAATTTGCGCGCATTAAAGGACTTAAGCGCACACACAAGAAACATAGGCGGAGGTAAGTAATGAATATAAATTGTTACCAGGATTGGTCAAAGAAACACCCGCGAGCAGTAGTGGATTATGTGCTACACAACAAGGAAGCAATTAAAGTTATAGCAGTTGACACTGAGACATCATTCGTGCAGAAGGCACAGGATTACGGCGCTGTCACGAGGTTCATAGGTAGAGAGAAGAACAAGAATAACATACCATTTGGTGTGTCACTGTATTACGAACATGACGAGGTGCCTTACGGCTTTTGGTTTGACTACGATTTGATTGAACTCAAACCTTTGCTTGAGTGTGAGGATATACTGAAGGTGTTTCATAATGTGAAGTTCGACATGCACATGCTAGCCAACATAGGGATACACCCTAGAGGTGGATTAGCAGACACGTCTGTTATGATACAAGACATAGACGAAGAGTTTATGTGTGAGATGCCGAGCGGTAAAATGCGAAGAAGCAAACGCCTAAAGGACTTAGGGTATCACTTCGTAACAACTAAGGCGCACAAGGGAGAAGACGAACTTAAAAAGCTGAAGCGTGTCGTTGCTAAGGAGCAAGATACTACACCCAATCGGGTGAGTTACCTGGATTTATACAAGCAAGACCACGATGCGATGGTGCACTATGCAATCTTCGATACGGAATTAACATACAAATTGTATTACAAGTTGCTGCCTCAGATAATAGAGCAGGAACTTGAGAAGGTTGTAGAGCTAGACATCGAGGCAACAATATCCGTATACGATATGGAGCGTACAGGTGTAAAACTTGACGCGGCAAAACTTGCAACAGACATGGCGAATGTAAACGCAATGCGAGATGGTTGCATATCCGAGATGCACAAACTCGCAGGCATGTTCTTTCCTGTGGATAATTCACGAGCTATAGTAAGTGTATTCCTTTTGCTCGGCTCAGGAAAATGGCTATGGTTTACAGACGCAGGTAGGGAACAAACCACAGGGGATGTCCTCAAGAAGCTTGAAGCAGAGGGTAAAACTCCTGAAGTTAAGCAGTTCGCAAAACTTGTACAAGATTACAGGTCCCTGAATAAGATATACACCACGTACCTTCTAAACCTAGAGTTCTATAATCAGAATGGAAGGATACACTGCTCGTATAACATAGCACCTGATGAACGAGGACAGGGGGGTACTAAAACAGGACGAACATCAAGTTCACACCCGAACATGCAGAACATACCTAAGGAAGCAATCATGCTGCCTAATGGGGAGAAACTTAAGATGCGTGAGTACTTCATTCCTACGAGTGAGGAGTATATGTTCTTTGCTATGGACGCTGACCAAGAGGAGTATAGATTACTGGCACACTACGGCAGAGACGAACGGTTTATGAAGTTCGTAAAAGAGGGTAAAGATATTCATGCAAGCACCGCCGCAATGATGTTCAGCACCTCATACGAGAACGCAACACTTGATAAGAAGCTTAGAGCAAAGGGTAAGACAATGAACTTCGCGCTGTCATACGGTCTCGGTGTAGCTTCCATGACAAATGTATTGTTTAAGGAGTTCGATGAAGCAATCTACAAGACAGCATCCAAGTATCTGTACAACAAGGTAAAGGTTTATGACCTGCCACCGTACAAGGACAAATACAGTGTTACTGACTTCATTGAAGTTGGTATGGACGATGCCCTAGTGTTTGCACTTAGGTACTTCTTCCACTATAAAACATGTGAGATGATACAGGAAGCGGTTGACACACGAGAACAATACTTTAAGATATTCCCTGGCATACGTAGATTTATTAAAGGAGCAGGGGATGTAGGGTCGCAACGTGGTTGGGTTAAAACATGGTATGGTCGAAGGCGGCACTTCAAGAACCCACAAAGAGAAGGGTACAAAGCACCTAACTCTATAATACAGGGCGGGTGTGGTGACATACTCAAGCTTAAGCTGTGGGAACTACGGTTATATCTAACTAATAAACGTAGCCGAATGGTGTTGCAGACGCACGATGAAATCTTGTTTGAGATACACCGCGACGATGCGGAGTTGATTAAGAAAATCAACCGTAAATTACAAGACCTTGATTTCAGGGTACCTATCACATGGGGAACTGAAGGAAGTGTAAAGAGTTGGAGCCACTGCTCCAAAGAGTACGCTGCCGAGTTAGCAAACTGGCGCACAGGGTACGGAACGATTGAGGTGGAAGAATGAAACATGCTGCCCAACAAAGAATGGCATACCTAGAGGGACTTCTACAGGAACGTGAAGAGAATGGTGACTATATGTCATCAGAAATAGAATGTTACCGTGAAGAGTACGAACGATTACAGACTGCCGCAGATGACGAACTTATGGAGCAGTCAAGACACTGGTAATACTAAGCAGACATGCTTACAAACGTATAAAAGAGCGCATCGGCATACCTAAAAGAGCGGCAATTAGACAAGCCGAACTCGCTCTTGCACGTGGGGTGCACCGTACTGCCTTAAATGGAAGTATACGTAAGTACGTAGACTCACTGTGGCACAAGTACGGACACCACCAAGACTTAATCATATTCAACAACAGAGTGTTTGCGTTTGACGGTGAAATGTTAATCACAGTGATGCCTTTACCTAGCGTGTTCGCTAAGTATTTCAGCACATAATATGTTATTTAATACATTCCCGACCTGTACTTTTCAAGCGCCTGCGAGAACGTACTGCGTTCATCAGACGGCAGTGCCGTAGTTCTATTCTTATAGAATACTGCAGGGAACTCACCGAGTTCTTTAATCATCTCGATGTCTTCATCCGATAACTGCTGTATCATCTCTATATCCATCTTGTTAAGGTCAGGCACAGGAACTCCTTGAGACTTAAGATACTGTACCTTGTTAGCAAGTGCACGGTTGTATGAATACGAAGCATCAAGTTTAGCTTCTTGACTATCAAACTCTTTGAATAGCGAATTAGTTATTCTAAGTGGAGACCCCTCAAACTGTGGCTTCATTGTGGCGCCTTCGTAGTCGCGCGGGCTAATAGTCTGAGCGATGTCATTAACTATTCCGAACTGCTGTTGCGCATGTTTGGCTAGTTTTTCACCCTTCTCATATTCATTACTGTATATAGGTGCGCCTGTCATCATGTTTTGATTCATTAACATTTCAATCGGTGCCTTAAGCAACGGATTAGACATACTAGCTAAGTCACGCCCAAACCCAGGAGAACCTAGCATAGCGAGGTCAGCCTGTGGAACACCTATGTTTGCCATAGGTATGTTATCCTCGTCTGTCATACCAAGACCAAGTCTAGGCATTGCAAGTGCCATGTTTTCTTGAACATAATCAGGCAGGTCGGTAAGGTCATACCCTTCCGCCGCTGAAATGTTACGGTTCCACTTATTAACAAATGTAGCACGTACTGGCTTATTCAGCAGTTCTTCTAACTGCAACGGTGCGTTCTTCCTGAACCATGTATAGAAAGGTAGCAATCTACGTATACCTTTAATCTCTGCATTGGTCAAATCACCATAATCAAAATGGTACTTTCGTACCTGTTCACCCGCGGCTTCAAACGCGGCATCGACTGACATCCCATTACCTAAGAATGTATCAACGTTAGCTAAGAAGTTACTTGTACGAACCTGTCCTTCTATAGTTTCGCCAACAGCTTTACCTGCCTCAGCAGCACCGTGTAGCGGATGCCTAGCTATGTTCTGCAAAGTGCCATCTTGCGCACGCGCGAACTTTATCTGATGTGTCTTTGCGACATCGCCGAACTCGGCAATGTGAAGGTTCATCTTAACAGCTTGTTTCTCAATTTGGTCTCTTATTTCACCCACAGTAAATCGTGTCCCACCTAACTCTATACTGTCAGTATTTTTTGTGGCTTTACGTAACACCTTAGCAGCCATACCCTGCGTCTTAGGGTCAATAGCTTTAAAGCCTACATCGTACATATTATTCATAGTCGAGCCAAATAGATTTCGTATGTGATAGTCAGGTCTCAAGCCTGTAACAGTAGGTTTCCACAATGAATAGAACTTATCTACCATCTTGGTTAGTGCTTTCGTGCCTGCTTCAGTCTGTGCACGCGCAGAACCATTTATCTTTTGGACCATGCCCTTCGGCAATGCTACCATGTCACCACTTCTAAGTGGATTGGATAGCTGTCCTGTCTGCCCAAAATATTTCATAATTAAATTAACTTCATCATCATCAAGTGTTAAGTACGGAGATAACGGGTCCGCCTGGAATGACTTAAGTTGTTGTAATATATTCTCGTCTATACGCGCTTTCTTAGCGTATGATTGAGGCATTACTATAACTTGACCTGCCCTACGCGCGTCGCGTATCTCGTCTACATTTCTTATGGTTCGCCCAAACGCAGACTTAACATCCTCTATAAAGCCTGCTTCAGATATAATTTTATTATGCTGCAGCGCACGTGACATCCATGATTTAACTGCTGATGTTTCAAAGAACCCTGATACACCGTCTAAGCCATCAGCATTTCGTGACAATATGTTGTAAGCTGCTGTGCCTTTGATGCCCTCGTCAGCTAATATGCCTGTTAAGTCGGAGTACTTACGAACTTTACGTATGTCCATAACACGCGAAGGAACCTGGTTAGCTATAGAGTTTAGGTACGCCCGCCTTGCCGCGTCGCCTGAAGTGTCGAAGTTAATAAGTATGTTAGATACATCTACATCATCTCCGAACTTTCTAGCCTGTGCAGCACGGTTATAAACATCAAAGCCTGTGCCACTATCCCCGCCTCGTGCGAACTTCTGCAGTATCTCCTGGTCTCCTTTAGATAAGTCCCATGCCTGAACATGAGGTGCATAGTTCTTAGCCTGCTTTTTAAGTTTCATTATAGCTGTTTCGCTCAAGCCAATATCTTCGAGGTTTTTGGCTATGTCCATATACACTGTCTTGATGTCATCAGGCACTTTATCAAGAGTAACCCTACCCTCAAGTATGTTCATTAAGGTCTTATCATATTTATCGAAGTCTTCCTTGCTGTGCCTTCCGAGTACGTCAAGGAACTGCTTGTATTGTTTCTCTGTTCCTGAGTCGAGTAGGTGCCTAGCACCTTTCTTACGTTGTTCAAGTATCTTAAATATCTTCTGTGTATTCTTGTCAACCCCTGAGATATGCTTAGAACTAAACACAGTAGACACCATGTCGTTAAATTTAGTGGCTGTCTTACCCACAATATTATCTGCGCCAAGTACTTTTTTGTTCAGCGCTGCACCGAGGTCCTGCATCTTACCCGCGGTTGCAAATTCTTTGCCCGCGATCTTCAACCCACGCCCCTTAGATTTTAATAGTATGTCTTGGTTTTTCTGTATAGCATTGGTTGCAGTATCCAGTATGTCATCCCATAACCTAGCACTATCCGCTGAGTTTGCGATACTTGACTTTGCTAAACGTAACATATCATCCGTACTAGCGCCCAATCCTTTAAGTATACCGCCTGCGCCCGTCTTCATTGCGTTACGGATAACACCACCTTTTACACTCTTACCTGCAAACTTAGCACTTTTTCTAATTGCTGTTTCGGACACCTCTCTTAGTGCTGCCTTAGCTAACTGTTCGGCACCCTCGCGTGTCAGCGTCTTAGCTGAGCCTGTTAATGCTCCCTTTGTAAAAGAACCTGCACCTAATGATACGAGGTTCAACGGGTCTAGTATTGCCTCAGCCGCGAAGCCTCCGACACCTTTGGCAAACTTATTCTTAACGCCGAAGTCTTCCATGAGGTCAGTACCATAGTACTTCTCTTCACCTGTCCAACCTTCTTTAAGACCCTGCATAAAAGAGTTCTCTCCTTTAGCAGAGTCCTCAAGTGCGTTCCATACAGCGTTACGAGGTTTATCTATTGCTTCAATAGCCTTGAAAAACCAGTTCTTTTTTTTAGTTTCTTCAGGCGCAACATCTTCGTTAATAGCACCCAAGCGAGTATTATAATTCGTAGCTTGTGTCTGATTTGATTGCAACCGCTTGTTAAACTCAGTCAAAGGTGGCGGTTGCAGTGATGATATAGGTATCCCATATTTCTGTCTTATTTCAAGTAGGGTTTTCCAATCTGTTGCCATCTATATTCTCCTTATCTTACCCTATTTATTCCCTGCATTGGGGTTAGACCCTTTAAAACTCCAATCAATGTTTCCTACCATTTTGTCCCACCAAGTATCATCTGCTGTATACTCAGGTCTATCAAAAACTTCTCCTACTTTTTTGTCCACATAAGGACTTACTCTTTCCTGTGGTTCATTAGCGGTTCCTGCCATAGCGCCCGCAGCCATCTGTCTTAGATTATCTGAGATACGTCCCCCGTACATGCCACTCCACATATTTATAAGTGCGTCAATTTCTCTTTGCTTACTAGCGTCATCGCTGTCACTTGCTAGTATCGCGTTTATAGGGTCCATCGCCTGCTGTGTCATTGTTACGATGTTGTATTCATCTTCGTTAGTGTTATCCCCATTAGCCATTTCTGTCTCGTATTGGGAAGCTTGCTGAGCTAATTGCTGTTGCTGTATGCCTATCTGTGAATTACGATACTCTTGGTTCTGATTAGCTTCAATCAATCCTGCTTGGTCGCCGTATATACCCTGTGTACGTTGCTGTGTTGTATCGGCAGCACCAAACTGGTTATTAGCTAGGTCTCCTAGTGCTCCGAAGTTTTCCATTCCTGCTCCGTACTGCGCTGCGGATAACCCTGCTAATTGTCCTTGTCCTGCTAACTGCTGATTAAGGAAATTAGAAGCATTGCCTGATGCCTCTCCTAACAGAGAATTGTACAAGTCTGAACCTGCTCTAATAGCGTCACCTTCGATACCTGCGGCTGCATTAGATGCTTCAGTTGACGCACCGAAGCCACGTCTCTCGTCCATTGTTCTCTGTCTTACCAGTGCTTCAGGTAATTGTCCTTGTATATCTTGTAAACCCTGCTGATATTGAGGGTCTAGGTTTGTCATCTGTTGATTGATTAACATCTGCATATGTTCAGGAGTCATTAGGTTCTGCAATGCCGCCCTGTCGCCCTGCATCTGTTGGTCGTACTGACCTAATCTTCCGCCTATATCTTCACGCAACCCACCAATCTGTGAGGTGTACAATTCATTACTAGAGTTAATAGATTTAAGCATTTCACCGAACTGGCTGTACAGGTCTGAGTACTGTCCTTGGTTCCCGCCTGTTACATCTGTGGAACCTTGTCCGCCTGCGCCTGGTGTAGGTAAGTACGTGCCATCCCCTGAAAGTAAATTATTTTCACCTTGTCCTGGCACATTGCCACCCCCATTCAAAAGTGCAGAGTTATTTTCATTAACACCACCTGTGTTTACGCCATTATTATTTCCACCGTCTGTGTATCTAGCAACTTGATTAGTAGGCTGTCGATATTGATTTGGCGCTTGGGAATACCCATCAACCCCCTTGTACTGTGTGTTTGGCTGTGTGTAAGGTACCCCAGGAAATCTCTCTGACCTAACATTCTCAGGTGTGTACGCACGCGGAGGTGCTGCTCCGCCTGTACCTCCGTCAGTCATACCCTGTCTATTTATATCATTAACATTACGGAATGTAGGATTAGCTGCGTTTCCACGTGTATTACCATCAGTGTATTGTCCTATGTTATTCTGCATCGCAGGTTTCTGTATAGGAGACCGAGGTGCTAGCGTTGCCTGGTTCTGCCCACCATCTGTAGGAGGTCTCTGTAACGGTGCTATCATCTGTGCAGGTTTCTGTATAGCTAACCTTTGGTCACTACCGTCGCCGTACTGCCTAATAGGGTTTAAAGGTGCTTGCATATTATGTTGCCCAGGCTTAATAACCCCTGGCGCTCCTTTAGGCATAGCACGCAAGTTTCTTTCATTTCTTATTTGCGCAGGTGTCATCTGAGGTTGTGCAGGGTTCAATGGGTATATCTGCCGTTCCTGCCTAATTTGGTTAGGTGTCATCTGTAAAGCCATGTTACATTCCTCCTGTGTTTATTATATCACATATCTTCGCGCACTCTTGCGTCCGCGTCAATGAGTTTCCACTGTGGAATATCAGGGTACCTCTTTGTAACATCCCATGAATATTCCCAGTCTTCTGTTGTTACCATTCCGTATGCAGTGCCGCGGCAGTGTACAGTCTTTCCGTCTCCTATGTATACCCCAACATGTACTTCTCTGCCACCACTACGCTTGAACTGCAAATCACCTGGTTCAGGAGAAGATACATCTGAACATCTATCTTCTATTTTGTCTGCGTTCATGTCTACATCATACATATCCATAAGCCCAAGTATGTACATTATTAGTCCTGAGCAGTCTGCAGCTTTCTTACCTAACCACTTACGCACACGATCTGTGTGGTAGTAGTGATCAGTACCGCTTCCTCTAGGACCGTACCATTGCTCTAGTCGTAGTAATTCGGCATCAGTCATAAGTTCTCCCTGCGCACCCCAAACATAACCGAACTCTCCTTCAGGGTACACAGCCGTCATAGCTTTCGCAAATGCGTGCAGTCCATTCAGTTTTTGCTGAAGTA